TCAACGAGCAGAAACCAGCAATTCCGTCCGCATAGGCGCGCGGTCGGCTTTGTCGCCGATGGTGTAGCTAACCTTGACCTCTTCGATCTCGAACTGGCCGAAGAGCGCGCGGATCTCGGGGACGTCGTTGATCGAGAGCAGGAACCGGCCCTTGATGCCCGCCAGCTGGTCGGCCATGCGGGCGAAGTCGGCGCGGGTGAACATCGCCTTGCCATAGTCATCCTCGCAGCCCCAATAGGGCGGGTCGAGGTAAAAGAGGGTGCCGGGGCCGTCGTAGCGGGTGATGAAATCGGACCAGTCCAGGCACTCGATCACTACGCCCGCGAGGCGGGTGTGCAGGTCTTCGAGCATCGGCTCGAGCGTGGTCAGGTTGAAGCGGCCGGGGCGATCCTTCGCCACGCCGAAATTGCGGCCCGAGACCTTTCCGCCGAAAGCAGTGCGCTGCAGGTAGAGGAAGCGAGCGGCGCGCTCGAGATCAGTCAGGGTTTCCGGGTTGGTATCGACCAGGCGGTTAAACTCGGCGCGGGTGGTCAGCTGGAAGCGCAGCGTTTCGAGGAACTGCGGATAATGGCGTTGTAGGATGCGAAAGAGGTTCGCCACGTCGCGCCCGCGGTCATTGATCACCTCGGCGCGGGGTCGCGCCTGGCGGCGCAGGAAGATGCCGCCCATGCCCACGAAGGGCTCGGCATAGGTGCTGCAGGGCGTGGCATCGAGGCGGGCGCAGATGCGCCGCGCCAGGTTGCGCTTGCCGCCAAGCCAGGGCGCGACTGGGGCAATAGGATCGACGGGAGCCAGGGGCGTGTTCATCGGGTCGAAAAGGCCTGTTCAATGGGGCGTTCAACACCCTCTAGGAGGGTGCTTCGCGGAGGAACATAGCATGAACAAGTGCGGGCGCGAATAGGGGATTGCATTGAGCGGAGAGCGAGTGCGAAGCTGCCGACAGCAGTTCAGTTAATTTGCGGGATGCCGATGCGAAAGAGGACTATTTGTAGTGCGCTTCTTGTTATGTTGTCGATTGGCAACGCTTCGAGCGCCGATGTCGCGGACGAACTCGCAGCACTTTTGTCTGGGAACAGGATTCTTGCCTGCGAATTCGATGGTGAGGTCGGTCTGCTTGTGATCGGCGAGGATGCCGAAGGCGCGGATGTGGTTCGCGGAGCTGGCAAAAACACACGAGTAATTGGGCTCGGCGAAAAGACCATCATCGTTACCGAGCAGGACGTTCTTGTTCTTGACGAGACAACTTTCAGCTACATCGACATGGACGGCGTGGCTGTAGGCACGTGCAACAATATCGGCAACGATCTCTATCTTGCGTTCCGAGGCGTCGATGTTCCCGTTGGGTGGAGACCGGAACGCTAGACGTCTTCCGTATGCCCCCACCAAACGACCTTGCCAATGATCCCAAGCTGCTCGGCATCGAAGCCGGTGCGCCGCTCCGGCGGCAACCGCAGCGCTGAGTTGTCGGAGTGGAGCCAAAGCTCGCCTGGGGTTGAGTGTTCGATGCGTTTCACTCTTGCGCCGCCGCTCTCGAAAACGGCGTAGAGGTCAGCTCGGAGCGGTCTTTCCGGTTGACGCGGCCGGACTGGTACAGTGGTTCGTGCTGTGTCGATCATTACCATGTCGCCGGGGGACAAGGTGGGAAGCATGCTTTCGCCCCGCACCCGTGCAAGCCGAGCGCTGGCAGCTGGCACACCTATCTTTCGTAACCAATCACGGCGGAAGACGAGGTAGTCGATCACCTCCGCGTCACCGTTCTCGGCACCGGCGCCTGCAGCAAGTTCGGCGGCGTGAAGCGCGATTGGCACGTACGCCTTTGAGCTCAGGATCACTTGCTCGATTGGGTCGGCCTCGCGCCGAGGGCCGAAATAAAGCTCAAGGTCGAGAACCTCCGCGAGCTTGGCAAGCGCAGGGAAATTGTACCGCTTTTCGCCCGCCCGCGGCATTCGCAGGTTCTTGATCAATGAAGGATGCCCGACAGCGAGCTTTGACGCTGCAGCGTCGGTAAGCCCCTTGCGCTTAAGAGCGGTGTCGATGGTTTCGAGAATCGGGTCCATCGCGCGATGTTAGCCTGTAGCGGCTAATTGGTAAATAGTTAGCCTGTAGTGGCTTGACCGACAACGCCACTACAGGCTAATGTTGGGTATGGACCAGCGACACGCCCTTATCACCTTGGCCGACACGCTTGCCGCCCATCAGGGTGTCACGCACTTCGCGATCTCAATGCGAGCTCTCGGCAAGGGCGACTTCTTCAAGAAGCTCAAGGATGGCGGCGACTGCCGCACAGCAACTGCGGCGCGCCTGTTTCGCTGGTTCGGAGATCACTGGCCGACGGATCTGGAGTGGCCGCGAGCCGTGCCGCCGTCGGGTAAGTCAAAGGAGGCCGCGTAATGTCCACATTCAACCTGCAGCGCCACGGGCGCGGCTGGATCGTCGCCGGGCCAGACGGGCGGCAGATTTCAGGGGTCTATGGCAGCCGCGACCTCGCGGTGGTGCGCATGGGAGAGCTTGCCGACCTCGCCGAAACTACCGAGCGGCGGATGCGCCGGGCCTGCATGTGCTGCGGCGTGAGTTTTCAATCGGCAGGCATCCACAACCGCCTCTGCCCGGAATGCCGGACCGGAACCCCGGTCGAGCGCATTCCGGCGCGGTCGCACCAGGCGCCGAAAGCGGGGAGCAGGGCGTGAGCATGATGCGCAAACTGATCGCAGGCGCGCGCTGGCTGGACAACCACTGGCTGGGCGATCTGATCGGGGCGGTGTGCCTGATGATCATCGGCTACATCGGCTTTTTCAGCGCGGGGATCCTGCAATGAGCTGCCGCGGCACGGCACCCGGTCTGCGGTCCGGGTACGAGATCGTCATATCGCTGCGCGCCAAGCTTGCGGCGGCGCGCCTGGCGGCGAAAGCGGCCGATGCGAGCGACGACGAGGACCAGAGTTTCGATCTTTGGGCCAGCCACGACGCGCTGGTCGACGAGATCCTCGAACTGCTCGCAGCACTCGAGGATGGCGAGCATTTCAACACGATCGCCGCGGTTCTGGCGGGCTTCGAGGGCCGGACATGAGGGAAGCGATGCACCATAACGGGCCGATCGCGCAGTGGCGGCGCGCCAACGAGTTGCTCGCCGAGGCGCGCCGTTTGGCGCCGCTGATGAGGGCGCGCGAGAGCTCGCCCATGCGCGATGCCGCCACGCAGGCCTATGTCGAGGCGGTCGACGAACTGGTCTCGGTGCTCGGCGTGATGGCCGATACCGGCGCGCTCGAGCCAGTCAGCGAGTATTTCGCGGTAGTTTACGGGAGCTGACGCATGCATGCCGCGCCCCTGACATCACCCCGCCTACAGCGAGTGCTGGCCGTTCTCGGCGACGGGCGGGCGCACACGACGCGCGACATCGTGCGGCGCGGCCGGGTGATGGCGGTGAACGCATGCGTGGCTGAGCTGCGCGAGCATGGGGCCGAGATCATCTGCACCGCGCGCATCATCGCTGGTCGGCGGCGGTTTTTCTATCTGATGACGAAGGGGCCAGAGGTGGCGAGCAAATGACGGAGATCATCCCTTCCGTGACCGATCTGCCGATTGCGGACATCACCGTACCGGCTGATCGCCTGCGCCCTGTATCGGCCGCGACGACGGCAGTGCTGCGGCATGTGATCCCGGAGTTTGGGTTCACCGTGCCGGTGCTGGTACGCAAGACGCGCAAGGGGTTCGTGCTGGTCGACGGGGCGAACCGCCTTGCGGTGATGACCGAGTTGGGCGCAGCGATCATCCCGGTTGTGGCGATCAGCTGCCGCGACGATGAGGCGCGAGCGCTCGAGGCGAGCCAGAACCTTGCCGGTGCGGGAATGACGCCCGTTGATGACGCGATCTTTCTGGCCGCGTACAGCGAGGCTTATGGCGACTTGCACCCCGAAACGCGCGCGGGTGTCGCCGGGGGCTTGGCGCGGCAGGGGTTAGCAACGGAACTTAGTTCCTTTGCTGAAACCATCGCCGAAAAGCGGGCGATTACGGTGCGGCAGGTGAGGAAGATCGCGCGCGCCGGTCGGTCGATCAGCCGCAACGAGGCGGACCAGCTGCGCGCCGCGCCAAAGAGGGTGACGCTTGCCGACCTGCAGATGCTTGGCAAGATCGCCGACCCCGATGAACGCGTCGCGGTTGTCGAGGCGCTCGCGGAAGGGCGGAAAGCCAGCGCGGCGCGCAAGGCCTATCTGGCGGCGAAAAACGGCGCCGCGCCTTCGGTCAAGGATCCCGCCGAAGACGGTTTCAAGGCGCTGATTGCCCTCTGGGGCCGTGTGCCGAAGGCATCCAAACGGCGCTTTGCCGGGCATTTTGGGGCCGAACTGCAGGAATTGATCGATCAGGCGCATGGGGAGGGCCAGGAATGACCTCGACCGCACCCGATCGGCTCTGGTGGAGCGCGGAAGAAATCGCCGCCGCAGCACTCCCCGACATGCCATCGACCCGCCAGGGCGTCGAGGCGCTGATCAAGCGGGCTGGCTGGCGACAGGACACCGTGCACGCGCGCCGACGCGCGGGCCGCGGCGGCGGTTGGGAATACAGCTGGCAGCTCTTGCCGGTGCGTGCGCGCCACCAGCTGATGCGGTCTGAACGCGCTCCCAAGGAGCCCGAGCGTATGGGCCGCGACGAGGCTTGGGAGTGGCTCGACGCACTGCCCGAGGCGGTGAAGGCAAAAGCGCGTGTCAGGCAGGGCATTTTGCAGAAGGTCGAGGTGCTCGAGCCTGCGATCGGTCGCCAGAGCGCGGTGACCGAGGTTGCCCGTCTGGAAGGCCTTGGCGCGCGCACCATCTGGTCGTGGCTGGCGCTGGTCGAAGGCGTGCGTGCCGACGACCGCCTGCCATACCTCGCGCCGCGCCACAGAGCTGCACCTGAGCGCCCGCGCGCGAAGGACTGCAACCCGGAGTTTTTCGCACTGATCAAGAGCGATTATCTGCGCCTTGAACAGCCGCCCTTCACCGATTGCTATCGCCGCTCGGTCAAACGAGCTCGCGCCGAAGGCTGGGACATCCTGCCAGAGCGCACGATGCGGCGGCGGCTCGACGCGGCCGTGTCGCAGGTCAGCCAGGTGCTGGCGCGCAAGGGGCTTGACGCCGTGAAACGAATGTATCCCGCCCAGGTGCGCGACAAGACCGCGATGACGGTTCTCGAGGCGGTCAACGCCGACTTCCACAAGTTCGACGTCTTCGTGCGCTGGCCCGCCGCGCGCGGCGAAAAGCCAGTGATCGGGCGCGCGCAAATGGTGGCCTTTCAGGACATCTACTCTGGCCGCATCCTTGCCTGGCGCGTGGATCAGACCCCGAACGCGACCGCGGTGCTGCTTTGCGCGGGCGACATGATCGAGAACTGGGGCATTCCGCAGCATGTGCTTCTGGACAACGGCCGCGAATTCGCCGCCAAGGCGATCACCGGCGGCAGCCCGACGCGCTACCGCTTCAAGGTGCGCGACGAGGATATTCCGGGCCTGTTCACGGCGCTCGGCTGCGAGATCCATTGGGCCACGCCCTATGCGGGCCAGTCGAAGCCGATCGAGCGGGCATTTCGCGACATGTGCACCGCGATTGCCAAGGATCCACGCTTTGCGGGCGCCTGGACCGGCAACCGACCCGAGGCGCAGCCCGAAAACTATGGCAGCCGCGCCATCGACCTCGAGCAGTTTCTCGAAGTGCTGGCGGAAGGGATCGAGGAGCACAACACCCGGCAGGGGCGGCGCTCCGAAGTGGCCTGGGGGCGCAGTTTTGCCGAGGTGTTCGACGAAAACTATGCCACCGCGCCGATCCGCAAGGCCACCGAGGCGCAGCGGCGGCTTTGGTTGCTGGGCGCCGAGGGCCTTCGCGCCGAGAGCAACAGCGGGCGCATTCGCTTTCAGGGCAGCGAGTTCTGGGCCGAGTGGATGCATGAGGTTGCGGGGCAGCGGGTCATCATCCGCTTCGATCCGGCAAACTTCTTCGACGGGCTGCACATTTACAGCCAGGACAACGCTTATCTCGGCCACGCGCCGTGTCTGGTGAAAGCCGGGTTCTTCGACATGGACGAGGCGCGTGCGCATGCGCGGGCCCGCAACGCCTGGCTCGCCGCCGAAAAGACGGCGCTGGCCGCGCACCGGAAATACAAGGCCGCCGAAATCGGCGAGGGGCTGGCGGCGTTGACGCCCGTCGATCTGCCGAAACCAGAGGCCAAAGTGGTGCGGCCGGTCTTTGCCAAACCCGCGCCGAAGTCGGCGCGCGCGGCGCCCGCACCCGATCTGGACCGCGCACAGGCGGCGATCGTCGCCGATCTGGCGGCACACCGCGCCGCACCGGCACAGGTCGCCGAGGAAGAACCGCGCGAGCGGTTTCGCCGCGCGCTGCAGCTCGAGCGGGCGATGAGCGCGGGCGAGCGGTTGACCGCCGAACAGCAGCGCTGGCTGAGCGTTTACCAGTCGACCCCCGAATACCGGGCAGAACGGATGCTCTGGGACGAGCGGGGCGACGCGATCTTTGGATGAGGAAACCGCCGGGTGCGGACGGGCGCCACGGCGGAAAACACGAGCGGAGGCGAGGGAACGATGACGGACGAACCGAGGCTTTACAACAGCGTGGCGCCCCTGCGGAACGTGGCAGCCTTGCTGACCTTGATCGACCGGGTGCAGACCCGGGCGCATGGGCTGCCGGGCATGGCCACCTTTTACGGGCCTTCGGGCTACGGCAAGACCACCGCAGCGGTCTATGCGACCAACCGCTTCCGGGCCTGCCACATCCAGATCCAGGCGCTCTGGCGCGCCAAGACCCTGCTGCAGGAGATTGTGATCGAGCTCGGCCTTCGGCCCGCGCGCACGGCGCCCGAGCTTTTCAACCAGGCCGCGGAAGAGCTGGCCCGCTCGGGCCGCCCGCTGCTTCTGGACGAGGCAGACCATCTGGTCAGCGACAAGATGATCGAGGTGGTGCGCGGGCTTTACGAGGCCTCGGGCGTGCCGGTGATCCTGATCGGCGAGGAACTGCTGCCGCAGAAGCTGCAGCGCTGGGAGCGGGTGCATGGCCGCATGCTCGACTGGGTCGCGGCCGAGCCTGCGAGCCTCGCGGATGTCGGACACATGGCGCCGATTTACGCGCCGGGCATCGAGATCGCCCCGGACCTGCGCGAGATCCTGCTGAAATCGTCGCGCCGCTCGATCCGCCGGGTGGCGATCAACCTCGCGCTGATCAACGAGCACGCGAAGGTGCGCGGGTTGGTGCGGGTCACCGCTGCCGACTGGAAGGGCGCGTTCTTTACTGGCGAGGCCCCCGCCGCGCGCCGCGATGAAATGGCCGAGGAATTCCGCCGCAAAGCCGACGCCAAGCGGAGGGTGGCGTGATGTTCCTGACCCCCGACACCCGCGCCGCACTCGCCGACGCCGCCTGGGCGGTGGCGCTCAGGATCGGCACCTTTGGTTATGCCGAGATCAGCGCCGAGCTGCATGTCAGCATGTATCAGGCGACCGAGATCGTGCGCGCTTGGGAAAAGGACGGCGCCTGCGTCAACATCCAGCGCGGGGTCGGGCGGCGGAACCTCTATCGCGTGGTGGCTGATTTCCAGCGCCAGCGCGAGGCGGGCCCCGGCGGCTCGGTGCCGCTCAATCTCTGGACGTCCATGCGGGGGCTGAAGAGCTTTACGCCCAACGATCTTGCCGCGCATTCCTCGACCGCCTCGGTGCCGGTCAAGCTCGAGGCAGCGCAGGGGTATTGTCAGGCGCTGCTTAAGGCGGGCTACCTCAAGGTCGAACGAACGGCGGTGCCCGGACGGCGCGAAGCGATCTATCGCCTGATCCGCAATACCGGCCCGCGGCCGCCGCGCGAGCGGCGGGTGCGTGCGGTCTGGGATGACAATCTCGGCGAACTGGTGCTGCTGAACGGGGGTGCGCAATGACCACGCCGCTCGAGATTGCCCGCGCCGCCTGGACGGAGGCCGGCAAGGCCATGCCTGACTGGGTCGAGGCGCTTGCTGTCGAATGCGCCGCCACCAGCCAGAACCGTGTGGCGGCGCGCATGGACCGCTCGCCCGCACTGATCAGCCAGGTGCTGCGTGCCAAGTATCCCGCCGATTTAAGTGCCGTTGAAGAGCGGTTCAGGGGGGTGTTTCTTGAAGGTCGCGTGGCCTGCCCGGCACTGGGAACGCTGCCCTCGAACGAGTGTCAGGACTGGCGCGCCAAGTCGCGCGCATTCGCGACGGGCAACCCGCTCCGGGTGCGGATGTTCCGCGCCTGTGCCGTCTGTCCGCGCAACGCCAGGGAGGATCAGCGATGATCGGCGCACGCGAACATGAGGCTCTATTCGAGCGGCTTGAACAGCTGATCGCGCTGTTCCCCTCGCAGTCGGCTTTTGCCCGCGCGGTCGGAATTGACGAGAGCCAGCCCTCGTTCTGGTCGCGGCGCGCGTCACAGCCGCGGGCGTTGACGTTGATGAAGGTCTGCACCGCGCTCAATGTCGACGCCAACTGGCTGCTGCTCGGCCGCGGCGCGCCATCGGTCCCCGACAAGACCACGATCATCAACCTCGAGGGTCTGCGCGCGTTGAAAGAGGCGCTGCGCACGCTCGAGCAGAACCTCGGCGGCGCGGGGGGAAGCAATGTCTGAGCGCTGGACCCTGACCGAAATGCTGATCCTCGCTGCCCGCGGCCTAGGCAAGATCGATACCAGCGGTTTGCGCGGCGCGAGCCTGGTCAGCACCGACGAAATCACCGCGATGGCGGGGACGCTGGCGGCCTTCGGCCTCGTGCCGATCCCGCCGGGGGCGCCGACGCCTGCGCAGCTCATCATCACCATAGAAGGAGACCGGGCATGACCCGAGAAGCCATTCCCCCGCGCGTGCCTGACGGCCGCTTTGATCTCAACGGCAAACCCTACATGGCCGATGCCAAGGGCGGTCTGAAACCTGTCGAGATGATCAAGGCGCAGGATCTGCTGCAGGACGAAGTCACGCGCAAGATCGTGGGCTATGCGCTCGAGCTTTCCGACCAGATCGCCCGGTTCAAGGAACACACCTTCGACGATATCGGCGGGTTTGATGCGATCCTCGAGCAGGAATACGGCGCGACCATCGGCGGCGCCAAGGGCAACAAGACGCTGCAAAGCGTCGACGGGCTCTACAAGGTGCAGGTGCAGGTGGCCGATCACATCGACTTCGGCCCCGAGCTGCAGATCGCCAAGGGGCTGGTCGACGAATGCCTCAACGAATGGTCGGCCGAGGCGCGCCCCGAGATCCGCGCGATCGTGACGCGCGCCTTCAACACCGACAAGGCCGGGCAGATCAACCGCTCGGAGATCTTCATGCTGCTGCGGCTCGATATTTCGGACGAACGCTGGCTGCGCGCGATGGCGGCGATCCGCGATGCGATGCGGGTGGTCGGCTCGAAGACCTATGTGCGCTGCTACGCGCGCCCGCGCCACGACGCCGCCTGGCAGCCGATCACCATCGATCTGGCGAAGGCCTGACCGATGACCGCCCGCGCGCTCCAGAAGCTCGTCCATGTCGGCTGCCGCGAGTTGGGGATCGATGCCGAGACCCGGCGCGATCTGCAGCTGGTGGTGACCGGCAAGGCGAGCATGCGCGAAATGGGCGAGGCCGACCTCGAACGCCTCGTCGAGGCGCTGAAGGCGCGCGGTTTCGCTCCCTCGGGCGATCCGGCCAAGGGCAAGCGCGGCCGCCCGGCGGCGCGGCGGGGCGATGTGCGCTATGCGCATGTGCTCTGGCGCCTGCTGGCCGAAAAGGGCGCGGTGAAGGTCGCAGGCCCGCGCGGGCTCAATGCCTTCGTGCGGGCGCGGTTCGAGGCGCATTGGGGACACGTGCCGATCGACATCGACGCGATGTCGGACTGGGAACGGATCAAGGACGTGATCGACGCGCTGAAGGCGATGTGCCGCCGCGCCGGGATCGACCCCAAGGGCGGGCCGCAGGCATGAAGAAGCCGATCGCCATCGTGACCGATCATGCGGTGCTGCGCTACCTCGAGCGCGTCATGCTGGTCGATGTCGAGGCGCTGCGGTGCCGGATCGGCCAGCGCGTCGATCGCGCCGTTTCGGTCGGCGCCTCGGCGGTGATCATCGACGGGTTCCGCTACGCGCTGCGCGAGGGCTATGTGACCACGGTGACCGAGGCCTCGTCGCCCGATCTGCGCACCGGCCGCCAACGCCGGGAGCGCGATGAATGAGCTGGCCCTTCGCCCCGCTCTCGCCGCTCAGGTATGGCGCGATCCTCGCCGACCCGCCTTGGGCCTATGTGATGCACTCGGCCGCCGGGCATGCAAAGAGCCCCGAGGCGCATTACGCCACGCTCGATGTCGACACGATCAAGGCGCTGCCGGTCGCGCGACTGGCGGGGCCGGACTGCTACCTGTTTCTCTGGTCGACCTGGCCGCACCTGATGGTGGCGGGGGCGGTGTTGGAGGCATGGGGCTTTTCCTATGTCACCGGCGGTTCCTGGCTGAAGCGGACGAGGAACTGGAAGGTGGCGATGGGCACCGGCTATGTGATGCGTTCGTCCACGGAGCCGTACCTGATCGGCAAGATCGGTCGACCTCAGATCGCATCGCGATCCGAGCGCAACGTGATCCTCGCGCCCGAAGACATCCCCGACAGCATTGAGGCGATCCGACGCGAGCATTCGCGCAAGCCGGTCGAGATGCGCGAGATGATCGACCGGCTGTTGCCGCGCCAGTATTTCGCCGAGCTGTTCGCGCGCGAGGCCTGGGCGGGGCACGATGTCTGGGGCAACGAGACCGCGCATTTCGGGGCGGTGGCCGATGCGTGACCTGCCGCCCCCGCCCGCCCATGTCGAGCCTTACGTCCGCGTGCTGGGCATCGAGGGCGCGGTCGAGTTTCTGATGACCTTCGGTGGCGCCGAGCTTTACCTTGCTGCCAATCCCAAGGGGCGCGGGCGGCTGGCCGAGTTGGTCGGGCTCGATCGCGCCACAGCACTCGCACGCGCCGCCGAACACCTGCCGCGCCGGGTGCCCACCGCCAAGCCCTGGGTGGCGCGCGTGATGCACGCAAAAGGCTTGCCCAAAGCCGAGATTGCCCGCAGATTGCACACGAGCGACGTCTCGGTGCGCCGCTGGATCGATGATGGCCCCGGCCCGGGTGCCGCCGATCCGCGCCAGCTTCCCCTGATCTGACCCTGACACCGCAAACCCTTGCGGGTGTTTTCATGCGCCGCCCACGGCCATGCTGGCACTGTCAGCGAGGGCCGATTTGCCCTCTTTCCTGGAGGGCCAGATGCAGACCAGCGAGAAGGGTGTCGCCTTCATCGAACGCCATGAAGGCGTGATCCTGAAGGCCTATCGTGATCCGGTCGGGATCTGGACGATCGGCGCGGGCCTGACCGCGGCCTCTGGCGTGATCAAGCCGGTGGCGGGAATGGTGCTTACGCGCGCACGCGCGCGCGAACTATTGAGTCAGGCGCTTGCCGCGAATTACGAGCCCGGCGTGCTGGCGGCGATGCCCGGCGCGCGACCGCACGAGATCGATGGCGGTGTGTCGTTTCATTTCAACACCGGCGCCATCGGCCGCGCGAGCTGGGTGGGCAAATGGCGCGCGCATGACCTGCCGGGCATGCGTGTCGCGATCAAGCTCTGGAACAAGGCGGCCGGGAAGGTGTTCCCGGGGCTCGAGCGGCGGCGCGAGGAAGAATACCTGCTGATCGCTGAGGGCATCTACTCCGCAAATCCGCCCCCCGCCGCGCGCGGCATCTTCGCCGGGTTCGCGATCATGGTCGATGCCGTCGAGGTGCAGCGCATCCGCGAGGGGCTGACGTCGCTCGGCTATGCCGTGAGCAGCGCGAGCCTAATCAGCACCGGCATTCTGCGCGAGGGCGTCGAGGCATTCCAGCGCGACTACGACCTGACGGTCGACGGCATCATCGGCAAGGCCACGCTTTCGACGCTGCAGCGCGCGCTCGACGCCCGCACCAAGGCGACCAGTGCCGCGATCACCACCGGCGGCGGTGGCGCAGTTGCCACGACCGACCAGGTCGTTGATGCCGCATCTCTGCCCTGGCTTGGCTGGGCGCTGCTGGGGCTCGGCGCGCTCTGGCTTGCCTGGCTCGCCTTTACCTACCGCGATGCGCTGGCCGCGCGCGTGCAACGAAAGATGCCGCGGCTCGCGGCGTTCCTGAGGAGTTTCTGACCATGTATTCCGCCCTGATTTCGCTCGCCGTGCAGATCGGTGTGCCGCTGATCGAAAAGGTGCTGGCCCGCAAGATCGGCGCCGGGTCCGCCGAACTGGTCACCGACGTGATCGGCGCGCTTGCCGAGCGCGCCGGTGTGGCACCTGCCGAGCTGAACGCTCTGGCCGAGGCAAACCCGCCGCGCGTGATCGACGCGATGCGCGAAGTCGAAAAGATGACGCCCGAACTGATCGCGCTCTACGCGGCCGGGGTTGAGGCGCAGTTCGCGCTGGCGCGTGCCGAAACCAGCTCCGAGCACTTCCTCAGCTGGGCCTGGCGCCCGGCGGCGATGTGGGGCTTCGGCTTCCTGTGGTTCTGGAACATCGTGATCCTTCATGTCGCCAATGCCTACTGGAAGATCGCCCTGCCGCAGACCGACCTCGGCACGCTTTTCCAGCTGAATGCGGTCTACATGGGCCTCTACATGGGCGGGCACACCGTCAAGGACTTTGTCGCCACCCGCTGGGGGGCCAAGGAGTGACGGGATCGGAATTGGATATTGCGCCGCTGATCGTCTGGATCGTCGGGCTCTCGACGCTGCTGTCGTTCGGCACCACGGTCTGGAACCTGGTCAATTCAGGCTCGAAGCAGAACGCGCGGCGCATTGGTGAACTCGAGCACCTCGTCGAGGCTTTAAGGCAAGAGGTGACCCGGCTTGGCGACAGGCTCGGCCAGATGCCGGACCAGGCCATGATGCACCGGCTCGAGTTGTCGCTGGCGCGCATGGAAGGCCACATCGACCGGCTGGATGAAAGGCTGAAGCCGGTCGCGGCGATTGCCGAGCGCATGCAGGAAGTGTTGATCGAGCAAGGGCGAAAGTGACATGGACATGGCGCAGCGCATCCGGGAAGACGCCCGGCTGATCATTCTTAAGGAGCTCAGCAAACAGGTCGACGAACGGTTGCATTCGGGCCAGCTGACCGCGGCGATCTTTGCCTATGGCGGCATCGACCGCGAGCGCGAATGGGTGCATGGCGAGCTTGACTGGCTCGCCGAAATGGGCGCCGTGACGCTGACCAAGCCGGGCTCGGTGGTGATCGCCACCCTCACCGAAAAGGGCGCGCGGCATCTGCGCCGCGCCATTGCCATCGAAGGCATTTCGCGACCCAGCCGCGGCGGTGAATGACATGGCCCGCACCGCACCGGACAAGGTGACCCGCGGCCGCCTCTCGGCGATCGATCTGATGCCGCCCGAGGCCGATGGCATCATCAGCTGGGCAGCGGCCGAACTCGGCCTGCGCGAGCGCACGCAGACCGACATCTACGCCGAGTTCGTCGGCAAGTGCGAGCAGCTCATGGCCGAGCACCGAGGTGAGCTCGAGTTCGCGATCCCGGCGTTTTCCAGCTTCAACCGCTACTCGATCCGGCTGGCACGGCTGACGCGGCGGCTTGATGAGACCCGTCAGATCGTCTCGGCGCTGTCCGCCAGCTTCGATGCCAAGGATAGCGACGATCTGACCATCATGACCGCCGAAACCATCAAGGCGCTGGTGCTGCACATGCTGGGCGACAGCACCGACGGCATCGAGCCGAAAGACGCCATGCTGCTCGCCACCGCCTTCAAGTCGGCAGCGCAGGCGCAGAGCATTTCGACCGACCGGCGCCGCAAGGTCGAGAAGGAGTTCGAGAGCCGCATCGGCACGGCGGTCGAGACGGTGGCGCGCGCCAAGGGGCTGACCACCGAGACGGCCGAAGCGATCAAGGCGCAGATCCTGGGGGTAGCGTGATGGGCGAGGCGATCCTCATGGCCGTCATCGGCCCGCTTGTCGCGCTGTTAGGTCTTGCGATCAACGTAAATGCCGGGCTGTCACCGGGCGACGAGGGCGGAAGGATGGTCGGCGGTTTTCTGTTCCTGCTGGGGTTGCTGTGGTTCGCGATAGCGGCTTTGGAGCTGCTCAAGGGCGGGGTGGCGGGATGACCGCGCCGATTTCCGCCGCCGAATGGGAGCGCCAGCGCCGCGCCGCGACCGAGGCGATGTCCAGCGTGATTGCCGAGGTCGGGCTGCCAAAGGTGCTGTTGCCCTATCAGGCGCGCACCGTCAGCCTGCTCGAATCGACCGCCTGCCGCGTGCTCTTTGTCGAAAAGAGCCGCCGTGTTGGCCTGACCTGGGGGCTCGCGGCCTTTGCGGTGCTGCGCGCTGGGCGCGAGAAATCGGCCGGTGGCATGGATGCGATGTACATCTCCTACAGCCAGGAGATGACGCGCGAGTTCATCGACGCCTGTGCGATGTGGGCCCGCGCATTCAGCACGGCCGCGATGGCTGCCGATGAGCTGCTGTTCGAGGACGCGAACCCGGCCGACCCGAGTGACACCAAGCACATCCAGGCATTCCGCATCCGTTTTGCCTCAGGCTTCGAGATCCTCGCGCTGTCCTCCGCCCCGCGCGGGTTGCGAGGCAAGCAGGGCGTAGTGATCATCGATGAGGCGGCCTTCGTCGACAGTCTGGCAGAGCTTCTGAAGGCGGCGCTGGCGTTCCTGATGTGGGGCGGCCAGGTCGTCGTCTGTTCGACCCACAACGGCGCCGACAACCCGTTCAACCAGACGGTTCAGGACATCCTGGCGGGCCGGGCGCCGCACAAGCACATCCGCATCGATTTCGACGACGCGCTGCGCGACGGGCTTTATCAGCGCATCTGCCTCGTGACCGGCAAGGACTGGTCGCCCGAGGTAGAGGCCAGGTGGCGGCAGGAGATCATCGACTTTTACGGCGACGGGGCTGACGAGGAGCTGTTCTGCATCCCCTCGATGAGCTCGGGCGCCTGGCTGCCCGCGCCGCTGATCGAGGCGCGGATGACCGCCGCGGCGCCGGTGCTTCGGCTCGAGCTGCCGGGCGACTATCTCTACCGCTCGAAGCTCGACCAGGCGGTGCTGCTTGCCCCGTTCATCAAGGATCTGGCGGATGCGGTCGCGGCACTCAATCTGACCGCGCAATACGCGGCGGGCTTCGACTTTGGCCGCGTCGCTGACCTTTCAACGCTGTCGTTACTGGCCATTGAACAGCGCCTTAAACGGCGCGAGGCGCTGTCGATCGAAATGCGCAACGTGCCCGGCGACGAGCAGAAGATGATCGTCGGATCGGTGCTCGAACACGTGCGCACCCGTCTGGTAGGGGCCGCGTTCGATGCCACCGGCATGGGCTGGACACTGGCCGAAGACATGGGCCGCCGCTTTGGCCTGCGCACGGACCCGGAAGGCTCGGGCGCGATCATGGCGGTGAAGTTCACTGAAGAATGGTACCGCTTGCACATGCCGCCGCTGAAGGCCGCGTTCGAGGACGATATGATCGCCATCGGCGCCGACGCCGAGCACCTGTCGGATCTGCGCGTGATCAAGGTGATCCGCGGTATCGCCCGCGTGCCGGTGACCCGCGAGGGCGAGAAGGGCAAGCGCCGCCACGGCGACTACGCCATCGCTCTGGCACTGGCGCATTTTGCAAGCCGGATGCGCTGGGTCGAATACGGCTACCGCGCCGCCTCGCCCGCGGCCGGATCAGGAAACACCAACGCCGATGCGGATGACGCGCGCCACGATGACCACTGGTGGCGCCCACCGCTCGGCGCCCGCCTGAGAGGAGGCATGTAATGGCCCGCAACCCGACCCTGCTTGATCGTTGGGGCCGCCCGATCGTGCGCTCGGTGCTGCAGGAGGAAGTCGCCGCAGCGACAGTCGGCGGCGTACGCTCGCCGATTTCCGGCTATCCGGCGGACGGGCTGAACCCGGTGCGGCTGGCGCATATCCTGCGCGAGGCCGACCAGGGCGATCCGCTGCGCTATCTGGAACTGGCGGAAACGATCGAAGAGCGCGACCCGCACTACCTCGGCGTACTCGGCACCCGCAAACGCTCGGTCAGCCAGATCGACATTTCGGTCGAGGCGGCAAGCGATGATCCAGCCGACGTGGCCAAGGCCGATATGGTGCGCGAATGGCTGACGCGCGACGAGCTCAACGACGAGCTTTTCGACATCCTCGACTGCATTGGCAAGGGCTACTCGTTTACCGAGATCATCTGGGACACCAGCGAAGGCCAGTGGCGACCAACGCGGTTGGAATGGCGCGATCCGCGCTGGTTCCGCTTCGAGCGCCGCGATCTGGCGACACCGGTGATGCTTGACGACAGCGGGCAGGAACGCCCGCTCGATCCGTTCAAGTTCGTCTTCGCCACGCTCAAGGCAAAGTCGGGTCTCGCCCTACGCTCGGGGCTCGCCCGCGTTGCCGCCTGGGGCTGGATGTTCAAGGCGTTCACCCAACGCGACTGGGCGATCTTTACCCAAACCTTCGGCCAGCCGCTGCGCGTCGGTAAATACGGGGCAGGGGCTTCGGAAGCCGACAAGGACACGCTCTTCCGCGCGGTCAGCCAGATTGCGGGTGACTGCGCTGCGATCATCCCCGAGGCGATGGCGATCGACTTCATCGAATCGAAGACCGTGGGCGCCAGTTCGACGCTCTACCGCGAGCGCGCTGACTGGCTTGACCAGCAGATCTCGAAAGCGGTGCTCGGTCAGACCGCCACCACCGACGCGATCGCCGGAGGCCACGCGGTCGGCCAGGAACACCGCGAGGTGCAGGAGGACATTGAACGCGCCGATGCCAAGGCGCTGTCGGCCATTCTCAACCGCGATCTGATCCGGCCCTGGATCGATCTCGAGTTCGGGCCACAGCAGCGCTACCCGCGCCTGGTGATCGCCCGACCTGAGGTCGAAGACATCAAGGGGCTCGTCGAGGCGCTTGGCATCCTGGTGCCCCTCGGTATGCGGGTCGGGGCAAGCGAGGTGCGCGACCGCCTGAAGCTCTCGGAGCCCGCACCTGACGACGAGATTTTGGGGCAAAAGGCGCCTGATGCGCCACCCGCGCCGCCTGCGACCGAGCCTGCGGGGCCGGATCGGGAGATTAAACGGGTTTCAGGCGAAATTAAACGGGGTGACGCCCTTTCGGGGGTAACGACAGCGCTCAACGCTGAAGGGGGCTCAGCGGCCTTCGCTGAGCCTCCTTCAGCGGAAGCGGAACTCGCCGATCAACTGGCCGAAGAAGCGGCGCCCGCGATGGTGGCGATGCTCGGCAAGATCGAGGCGATGCTGGCGGCCGCGGGCTCGCTCGAGGAGTTCGCCGAGATGCTGCGTGCCGGGTTTCCCGCGCTTGATGCGACCGCCCTCGCTGATCGCCTGGCGGAGGGGATGATCCTTGCGCAGGCGGCCGGGCGGATTGCGGTGGAGCAGGACCGTGCCTGACCTCGCTGCCGGTTTTCGTCGCCCGTTTGCCGAGCAACTTGCGGCCTTTCGGCTGCGGCTCGGCACGCTGGCGTCCACCGCGCGCTGGGACGATCTCTGGCAGGGCGAGCACGACCGCGCCTTCATGGTGGCGGGGGCGATGAAAGCCGACCTGCTGGCCGACCTCGGGCTGGCGGTCGATCGGGCGATTGCCGAGGGCACCAGCCTCGAGAGCTTCCGGCAGGATTTTCGCGGGATCGTCGAGAAACACGGCTGGCACGGCTGGACCGGCGAGGGCACCGCGAAGGGCGAGGCCTGGCGCACGCGGGTGATCTATCGCACCAACATGGCGACCTCCTACGCGGCGGGGCGGCATGCCCAGCTGGTGGCGGGCGGGTTTGCATTCTGGGTCTACAAGCACAGCGGTGCCGCGCACCCCCGGCTAGACCATCTTTCGTGGGATGGGGTGGTGCTCGAGGCGGACCACCCGTTCTGGGCGGCGCATTTTCCGCCCAACGGCTGGGGCTGCGGTTGCAAGGTGTTCGGTGCGCGTTCCAAAGACAGCGCCCGGCGCGTCGGCGGCAAGCCCGGCAAGGAACTGCCCGACAACTGGAACCAGATTGATCCGAAGACCGGCGCGCCGGTCGGCATCGGCAAGGGCTGGGCCTATGCCCCAGGCGCGAGCGTGGCTGAGACGGTGGCACTCGGTGCCCAGAAGATTGCGACACTTCCGGCCCGGATTGGATCTGACCTCGGGACCGGGATGGCTGACATCATCGACCGCTCTTGGCCGATGTGGGTTGCCGACATCGAGGCGCGCGGATCGCACGAACCGGGGCTGGCGGGTGTGCTGGGCCATGATCTGATCGAGGCGCTCGCTGCAGGGGGTCGAGCGCCGGTCTCGGCCGAGATCATGGTCAAGCCAGGGCTGCTGGTAGGCCCGAAGGCTTTGAGGCACGAGTTTGCTGGCGACGCCCTCACCTCGGAGCAGTGGGTCAGGCTACCCGCGCTGTTGCGCCAACCGCGTGCCGCGATGATCGATAACAGGACTGGCAAGCTGATCTTGTTGCTGGGCGCGCCAGACCGAGGTGCCCAGGTAGCCGTCTCGCTGGACTACTTCGTGAAAAAGCCGACGAAAGGTCTGATCAATCTGGTCATTTCGGCATATCGTCCCGAGCTTGGTGCCCTCAGGAACCGTCTGGCGGCCGACATGCTGCAACTGCTGCTCGGGAAAATCGGGTGACGGAGGGCCGGACGTCCCCTCATGTGCTAGCGATCGGTAACCCGACCGGCATCCTGGACTCCGGGTTTCCAGGGTCGCCACCCGTTCAAGGAATATAGCCATGATCACCATCGAACTCAAGGATGCCGAGGTCAGCGCGATCCTCAATCGGCTGGGCGCCGCGATGGCGGACCTGACGCCGGTGATGCAGGAAATCGGCGAGCAGCTGGTCTATGAGACCGGCCAGCGGTTTGACCAGGGCGTGACGCCCGATGGCGGCGCCTGGGCACCAAAGTCGGAAACCACGATCGACGCGTATGCCCGCCGTGGCGACAGGGTCGATTTCCGGCCGCTGTTCGGGCCGAGCGGGCGACTGCATTCGACGATCGACTATCGCGCGGGCGCGGATTTCGTCGAGGTCGGCTCAGGCGCGATCTACGCTGCGGTCATGCAGTTCGGCGCGGCAAAGGGGGCATTCGGCGCAGATGCCTCCGGTCGGCCAATCCCCTGGGGCGCGATTCCGGCGCGTCCCTTCATCGGGCTTTCCGAAACCGACCGCGCCAATATCATCGCAACCGTGAACGAGTGGCTTGCCCGAATTGCGACCAGTGGCGACGGGGCTTGACCGGCACAAGCGGGCGGGTGCAGCATTGAGTAGGCTCGATCTGGCGCGTCTCCGCACACCGTTGCGGATGTAACGCGCAGGCCCCGGCGGCGATGATCGCCGTCATGATCAACAAGCATCTCGCCCTCACCCCGGTCCTTATGGCCGCCCAGGAAACCGCCGCTGCACCAGCGGTGCCGGACTGGGTGCATCTGTTGCCAGGTGGCGGGGGCCAGATCAGCACCGCCGATGCGCGAGGCCCCTATCATGTGACCGATCCTGCCGAACTGATCGCCGCGTCTTTCGCCGAAGCCGACCGGCTGCCGATCGACGAGAACCACGCCACCGACCTGGCCGCGCCGCTTGGGCAACCTTCGCCCGCCCGCGGCTGGATTGTCGAGATGCAGGCCCGCGCCGATGGCATCTGGGGCCGAGTGGAATGGACCGAGGCGGGGCGCGCACTGGTCGCCGACCGTGCCTACCGGGCGATCTCGCCGGTGGTGCTGCACGATACCGCCAAGCGGATCATGCGCGTCCTGCGCGCCAGCCTCGTGAACAGACCCAATCTGCGCGGACTTGCCGCGCTCAACCAGGAGAGCGATGTGAAACCCCTGCTCGAACGACTGGCCGAGACGCTCGGCCTCGACGCGGCCGCAACCGAAGACGCGGTGGTCAATGCCGTCAAGGAGACGAAGGATGCGGCGGCACCCGCCGTTGCGCTGCAGGCGCAGCTGGCCGAGATCGGCCAGGTGTTTGGCGTCACCGGCGACGGCACCGTGGTGCTGGAAGCGGCGCGCAAGGCGGCGCAAAAACCGACCGATGCGCCGCAAATTGTGGCGCTGCAGGCCGAGTTGACCACGGTCACCACGCGCCTCAACACGCTGACCGACAGTGTCGCGCGCGAAAAGGCCACTGCATTTGTTGATGGGGCGATCCAGTTGGGTCGCGTCGGCGTCAAGCCGCTGCGCGAGCACTACATCGCCATGCATATGGCGGATGCCGGTCGCGTCGAAAAGGAAATCGGCGCGCTGCCGGTCCTGGGCCGCAGCGGCGCCATTACCGCCGCGCCGCCCACCCCCACTGGCGAAGTCGCGCTGAACGCCGAGCAACTCAGCGCCGCAAAGGTGCTCGGCCTCGACCCCAAATCTTACGCCGCGACGCTCAAGGCCGAGCGCGCCCATGAGGAGTCCCTCTGATGACTGCACTGACTTCTGACCGTAACACCCTGATGGCGATGGGCGATCTGCGCGAAGGCGCGGTGGCCGCCGCCGTCAAGATCTACGCGGGCGCGATTGTGATGCGCGACGCCGCCGGGTTCCTGACCCCTGGCGCCACCGCCACCGGCTCGATCGGCGCGGGGCGCGCCGAAGCGCAGTTCGACAATTCGGCAGGTGCGGCGGGCGACATCCAGGCGCGCTTCCGGCCCGGCACCTACCGCTATGCCAACTCGGCCTCCACGGACGCGATCACCGCCGCTGATATCGGCGCGCTTTGCTACGTGGTCGACGACCAGACCGTAGCCAAGACCTCGGGCACCAACACCCGTTCCAAAGCCGGTTTCGTCGAGATGGTCGACGATCTTGGCGTCTGGGTGCGCTTTGACGCAGCCATGACCCGCAACGCCTGAGAGGAAACCAGGACATGATCATCAATTCCGCCAACCTCGACGCGCTGCGCGTCGGCTTCAAGACCTCCTTCCAGGGGGCATTCAGCGCGGTGCAATCGCAGCGCGACCGCGTTGCCACCACGATCCCCTCGACGGCCGGAGAAAACATCTACGGCTGGCTGGGCGAGCTCAGCTCGATGCAGAAATGGCTCGGGGCGCGCGCGATCGACAACCTGAAGTCCAGCGACTACCGCATCAAGAACGAGAGCTGGGAAAAGACCGTCGGCGTCGATCGAAATGACATCGAGGACGACACGCTCGGCCAGTATGCGACGCGCTTCGACATGCTCGGTCGCACCGCCGCGCGGCACCCCGAGCAACTGGTGTTCGAGGCGCTCAAGAACGGTTTTGTCACCGAATGTTACGACGGGCAGTATTTCTTCGACACCGATCACCCGGTGATCGATGAGGATGGTGTGACGATCAACTCGGTGGCCAACACCGATGGTGGCTCGGGCACGCCGTGGTTCCTGCTCGCGGCCTCCGAGGTGATCAAGCCGATCATCTTCCAGAGCCGCAAGGCGCCGAACTTCGTGAACATGGACCGCGAAACCGACGGCAACGTGTTCATGAACCGCCAGTTCATTTACGGCGTCGATGCCCGTTACGCGGTCGGTTACGGCTTCTGGCAGATGGCCTGGGGCAGCAAGCAGACCCTCGACGCGACCCATTACGCCACCGCCCGCGCCGCGATCTACGGTCGCAAGGGCGATCACGGCGTGCCAATGGGGCTGACGCCAAATCTGCTGGTAGTGCCGCCCGCGCTCGAAAGTGCTGCGCGCAAGCTCTTGAACTCGGAATACGCCGCGGGTGGTGAGACCAACGAGTGGAAGGGCACCGCCGAACTGCTGGTCGTGCCGTGGCTCGCCTGACGCTCGGCTGATCCAGAGGGGGCGGGTGCTGCCCGCCCCCTTCGATAAGCCGAGAGGAGAGACGCGATGGCACGAGCCCCGAAAACCACACCGGCGAATACCGACACCGAGGGGGCCGCAATGGTCCCAGGCAACCTCGTTGCTTCCGAGCAGGCGGGGACAGCCGGAAAGGCGGCGGCCGCAGAAGACGGCAACCTTTCCGGCGACGTTTCCGCGCCGGTTGCGGCACCAATTGCGCCCAAGGCGGTTTTGCGCGGCAAGGGCGCGGTGATGTTGACGATCACCGGCCCCAAACGCGGCCGCCGCCGCGCCGGGCGCGAGTTCGGCCCCGATCCGGTGACGATCGCTGCCGCTGATCTGACAGAGGTCGAGCGCCTCGCGCTGGAGGCCGACCCGGCCCTGACGATCGTCGTCAGTGGCAGCTGACGCGACGGGCCGAAGGTTCCCCCCCGGCCCCGATGCTCCCGCCCGGGGGCCTGCCTGGCGGCGGTGATGCTGCCGCCAGGAACCGCAAACCCGAAAGGCCAGATCGCCGATGTCCTACATCACCCAAGCCACGCTGACTGACCGCTTTGGCGCGCGCATGCTGGTGGCCCTCACCGATCGCGGCGAGGTGGCCACCGGCCTGATCGACGCCGATGTGGTGGCGCGCGCGCTTGTCGATACCGATGCGGTGATCGACGGCTATCTGGCCGCGCGCTATGCGCTGCCTCTGGTCGAGGTTCCCGCGCTCCTGGCCGACATTGCCGCCTCGATCGCGATCTGGAAGCTGCACCTGGCCGCGGCTGATCCCAAGATCGAGGCCGATTATAAAGATGCCATGCGGATGCTGCGGGACATCGCCAGCGGTGCGGTGCGCCTGTCGGTGGCGGGCGCCGAGCCGAGCGTAAGCGGCGGCACCGGCGTGCGCATCACCGACCGCGAGCGGCCACTGACCGAGTCCAACATGAAGGGCTTCATCTGATGCTTATCGCCGAGGTCATTGCGCGAATCGAAGACCAGGTGGTGGGGCTTGCTGGCCGCACCGAGGGCGCGGCGCAGTTTGCCGACCTGATGGCCCGCAAGGCGCTGCCGCAGGTAACGCCCGCCGCGCATGTGTTGCCGCTCGGGCTGCAAGGTGGGCAGGTGCAAGCCGCAGCGGGCCTGTTTGTGCAGAGCATCGAAGAGGTCATCGCTGTGGTGCTGACCTTCCGGTCTCACGAGCGCACTGGCAGTGCCTCGCTCGCGCCGCTCGATCAGGTGATCCACGCGGTGATCGACGCGCTGGCGGGCTGGGGCCCGGAAAACGCCGTGGGCGTCTTCGCACTGCGCCGTGGCGCGGTGATCAGCATGGCCGCGGGCACCATCGTCTACCAGCTCGAGTTTTCCATTTCCGACCAGCTGAGGATTGCAACATGACCGACACCCACCCCGCCGCGGGCGGCAGCTACACCCGCGAGGCCGATGGCACGCTGCGCCCCGCCGATGCCCCCGAGACACCCGCCGCAGCATCGAAACCCGCCCCGAAACCTGCCCCGAAAAAGGAGGCGTAAATGGCCATTAAATGGCGCACGAAAATCCTGCTGGCGAAGATCGAAACCAGCTACGGCGTCGATGCCGCGCCGACCGGCGTGCTCAACGCGATCCTTGCCACAGATGTCACCCTGACACCGATGGAAGGCAGCGACATCAGCCGCGGGCTTGAACTGCCCCATCTCGGAGCACAGGCAACGATCCCGGCCGAGCTGCACCAGAAGCTGACCTTCAAGGTCGAGATGGCAGCTTCGGGCACCGCGGGCACCGCGCCTGCCTGGGGGGCATTGCTGCGCGGTTGCGCCGTCGCTCAGGTGGTCAGCGCGGGCACCTCGGTCACCTACAACCCGGTCAGCGAGGCCCACGAGTCGCTGACGCTACACCTCTGGATCGGCGACACGCGCTATGTGCTCAAGGGCGCGCGCGGCACGGCCAAGATCATGATCGGGGCGCAGGCGATCCCCTACCTCGAATTCAGCTTCACCGGTCTGTTCAGCTTGCCCGCCGAAACCGCGCGGGTCACACCGACGCTCAGCGGTTTCCAGAAACCGCTGCTGGCAACCAGCACAAACACCCCGGTGTTCACGCTCGATGCCACCAGCTTCGTGCTGCGCTCGCTGGCGCTCGACCTCGGCAACCAGATCGAGAACCGCTTCCTGATCGGATCGGAATCGGTGCTGATCACCGAGAAGGCCGAGACCATCGAGGCCAAGGTCGAGGCGGTGGCGCTGACCACCTTCAACCCGTTCTCGAAGGCATCGACCCAAGCCAGCGTGGCACTGGCGCTGACGCATGGCACGGTGGCCGGGCAGCGCCTGGCGCTTGCCGTTCCCACCGCGCAGATGCAGCGCCCGCAGGGGCTAGAGAACGCCCAGAACATCCTTGAATGGCCACTGCGTCTGGTGCCGCTGCCCGGTGCTGGCAACGACCAGTGGACCCTCACCCTTACCTGATCCGGCGGAGACGACATGTTCAAGATCATCCAGAACCCCGAGTTTACCCATGCCGTGCCGGTGCAGGTGCCTGCCGATGGCGGCCACCGCGAAGAAGTGCTGAAGGCACGGTTTCGCGTGCTGTCGGGACCGGGCGAAGACGTGTTCGCGCTGGCGACCAACGCCGACATCAGCGGCTTTCTGGCCCGCGCCGTGGTCGGGCTTGAAGACATCGTCGACGATGACGGCGCTCCGGTGCCCTATTCGGACGCGGTGCGCGATCAGGTGCTGGCGCTGCCATACGCGCGTGCGGCGCTGCTGCGCGCCTACATCGCGGCGGTCACCAAGGCGCGAACGGGAAACTGAAAGCCGCCGGGCAAGCCTGGGCGCGGGGCGAGCTTGGCGGGTCGGACGAGGACCAGGACGAGGCGAAGGCCGATGCGCGCCGCTGGGGGCTGGATCTGCAAACGGGCGACATACCCGACACTGGCCCTGGCATCTGGGCCGAAAACCTCGCGGCGCTCACGGCGTTTCTGGCAGTAACGACACAGTGGAGGATGGTGGCAGGAATGGGCGGCGTGGCGATGACAGGGCTTGACTATGCGGGCGCACGCGCCGGGCTCGATCTGGCCGGGATCGCCATGACGCCCGCGCTCTGGGCCGACGTGCAGGTGATCGAGCGCGGCGCGCTGGCCGCGATGAACGAGGCGCGGCAATGACCCAGGCCTTCGTGCTTTCGCTTCGAATCGACGGCAACGCAAAGGGCGCCCAGGCCGCATTGGCGGCGACAGCTGCCGCGGCGACCGAGGCGAAGGGAGCTGTCGAAGGCTTGAGCCGGGCGGGCAGCGATGGGGGCGCACTTGGCGGCCTGACCCGGCAGGCGGGCGCCCTCGAAGCAGCGATCGGCCATGACGGCCGCGGTTCAATGGGCGGTCGCGGTTATCAGGGTGCCGCAGGCGCAGTCGGCAACCTGACCGCGCAGTTCAACGACATCGGCATGATGATGATGGCTGGGCAGAACCCGCTGCAACTGGCGATCCAGCAGGGCACCCAGATCAGCCAGGTGATCGGTCCGATGGGCGCCACGGGTGCTGCCAAGGCGCTGGGGTCAGCCTTCATGGGCATGTTGAGCCCGATCAGCCTGCTCACGCTCGGCACCATCGCCGTTGGCGCTTCGCTGGTGCAGTGGCTGACGGCGGCGGGCGATGAAGCGCGCGGTCTCGATGAGGTGCTCGGAGATCTCGATAAAAGCGTCAAGGCGCTGCGCGACGGCACTAAACGCAGCCTGGAGGACATGCGCGCGGACTTCGGGGCGGTGACGCCCGAAGTGATCGCGATGGAGCGGGCGTTCCAGGAGCTGCGCATCCGCGACGTGCTGCTCGATGCGGCCGAGGCGTCGAAGGCGCTTTCCGAGTCGATGTCGGGCGGCTTCAGAAGTGCCGGGGCTCGGCTCGCCGACCTTTTCGGTGCTTCCGCCCTTGGTGCTATCACTCCCGCCTACGACGCGGTCGCTACGATGACCCGCGCGTTAGATCAATTAGGCAAGAGTACTTCGATCAAGGAACAGCTGTTCTGGATCAGCGTGTTAAAGGGTGCGATGCTCGAAGCGTCTGGCGGCGTCGACCATATGACCGACGCCCAGGCTGAGTTTTATCGGAAGGCCCTGGAAAGCGAGAGCACGCTGCGGCGTGTCGCCGCGGCCACCGGTGATATCGCCGCGACAGATATTGCTGGCGGCATCGCGCGCGCTGCGGATGAGGCGCGTCGCCTGACCGACGAGCTGCTGGCCGCTGTTGGCGCGGCACAATCGCTCGCCAGCCAGGGCCAATCCGCGTTGCAGGAAGCGCAACTGCGGCTTGAATTCAAGGAAGACCCGGTCAAGCTTGCCGCGGCCTTGGCGGCATCGCGGTTCGATGCGGCCGTGCAATTGCCCGCCGGAACCGGCCCGGAAGAGCAGCTGGACGTGGCAATCCGACGCCAGCAAACCGTCTCCGCCGCGACCGAAACCGCGCGCATTGACCAAGCATTGGCCGATTGGCAACGCGGCCAGCGCGAGGGCGGCAAGGCATCGGACAAGCAGCGTTCTTCGCTGGAAGACCTGATCGACGCGCAGATGCAGGAATTGGCGATCCTGCGCGAGACCGATCCGGTGCAAAAGGAAATGCTGAAGCACCGCGAGGCGATGGTCGGCGCCACCGACGCCGAACGGCAGATGGTCGAAGAACTGATTGCAGCCCGCATCCGCGAGCAGGCTGAGATGCAGGCACTGCAGGAGGCGCAGGACTTCTTTTCCGGCACGCTCTACGACGCATTTGAAGGGCTGATCCTGCGCGGCGACAACCTGACCGACGTGCTGCACAATATTGTGTCGGCGCTCGCGCAGGCAGCGCTGCAGGCGACGTTGATGGGCAGTGGGCCGCTGGCGGGGCTGTTCGGGACCAAAGACAGCGGTGGATTGCTCGGCTCCTTGTTCAAGGCCATTCTGCCCGGCAAGGCCGAGGGCGGGCTGATCACCGGCCCCGGTTCGGGCACCTCGGATGACGTGCTGATCGCCGCCTCGTCGGGCGAATTCGTGATGACCGCCGCAGCCACGCGGCGCCACCGGCATCTGCTCGAGGCGATGAACGCCGGGGCGACGATGCCGGGTTTCGCGCGCGGGGGCGCGGTGGGCGGCATCGGCGCGTCAGCTAGCGCGGCCGAGGCAGCGCCCGCCAACATCACCATCGATTTGCGCGGCGCGCGCGGCAACACAGAGATCGAAGCGCTGGTGGCCGAGGGCATCCGCCGCGGCCTTGCCGAATACGACCGGCAGGCGCTGCCTGGGCGCGTGCGCCAGATTTCCGGCGATCTGCGGAGGGTCGGCTGATGGCGCTCGCCTTTCCGCTCGCCCGCGAGACCTTCTTCGATCTGCTGCCGATACAGAGTATCACCTTCGATTGCCCGGAGCAGGTGCAGATCGCGCGCACCGGCGGCGGCGAAATCCTTGCCGCCGATCTGGGCCCCCGGCTTTGGTCTGGCGAGGTGACACTCGGCCGTCTGACGCGCGCCGAGGCGGCACCGATCTTGGCACTGCTGGCCCTGCTGCGTGGGGCCGGGGCGTCGTTTCTAGCCTATGACGTGAGTCGTGCCGCGCCGCTGGCCGACCCGACCGGCAGCTTGCTCGGCACTGCGACGCCGGTGATCTACGAACTGATCGCCGGATCGCGCGAGTTGCGGCTGGGCGGGTTGCCCGAAAGCTACACGCTTTCCAGCGGCGACTACCTCGCCTTTGCTTACGGCGCAAACCCGGTGCGCCGCGCCCTGCACCGGGTGGTGACCGGCGCAGTGGCCGACGCAGGCGGGGTCACGGGCGCGATCGAGGTAACGCCGCCGCTGCGCCCCGGTGCCAGCAACGGCGCCCCAGTGGCGTTGACCAAACCCCCGATCAAGGCGGTGATCGAGCCCGGCTCGACCGACGCGGGCGCGGTGTCGCGCTGGCTGACCGAGGGTATCACCTTCCGCTTTATCCAGACGCTGAGGTAGCGATGCGCACGTTTGGAGCCACCACCAGCCTTTACCTCGCCTCGCGCGAAGGCGTCATGTCGCGCCTCTTGATCTGGGTCAGGGCGCGCAACCGCGCGACCGGCGCCGAAGAGGCACTGGGGCTCTGGACCGGCGACGATCACCGCAGCTTCACGATCGACGGCGCGACCCGGCTTTATTACGGCGCGGGCGGGGTGCTGGGGATCGAGCCGATTACCATGCAGACCGGCATCGTGGTGCGCATGCACCGCGTGACGCTGGCGCCGACCGCGCCCGAAGTGGCGCAGGCCTTGCGCACCTATGATGCGCGCCTTGCCCCGGTCGAGATCCACCGCGCCTTTTTTGCGCCCGCCTCGGGCGAGTTGATCGAGGCGCCGCACCGGATTTTCAAGGGCTGGATCGATGCGATTTCGCTGCCGACGCCCGAAGTGGGCGGGCAGGGCGCGGTCGAGGTGACATTGGCCAGTTCGGCGCGGGCACTCACCAAGGTGCTTGCCTTGAAGAAAAGCGACGAGAGCCAGCGGCGGCGCGGTGATGACCGGCTGCGGCGCTACACCGACATTTCCGGATCGGTCGATGTCTATTGGGGCGAGGCGAAGGCGAAATCCTCATGACCCATGCGCCCCTCGCCCGCCTTCCCGACTGGAAACCGCGCCTCACCGCCTGGTTGGTGCAGGCCGCGCGCCGCCCCTTTGCCGAGGGCGAGCACGATTGCGCGCTCTTCTTTGCAGGCGCGGTCGAGGCGATGACAGGCACCGATCCGGCTGCCGCCTGGCGCGGGCGATACCCGAGCACAGCGGCCGGGCTCAGGCTGTTGCGCCGGGCGGGATTCGCCGATCACCTTGCCCTTGCCGCGGCATGTCTGCCCGAGGTGCCCGCCGCCTATGCCCGCACCGGCGATGGCGCGGTGGTGGAAACCCAGGACGGACCGGCGCTCGGGTTGGTGCAGGGCGAGATGATCTTCGTGCTGGGGCCAACGGGACTCCGGCTCGTGCCGCGATCTCTCGCATCTCGCGCGTTCAGGGTGGGGTGAGCCATGGCCGTATTCGCCGCCCTGATCGCAAATGGTGTCAGCTTCGGCGCGGCGCTTGCCGCGACAATCGGCACCACCGGCGCATTTATTGTGCGGCTGCTGGTCTCTGTCGGCCTGTCGGCTCTGGCGCAGGCACTGGCGCCGAAGCCGCGGGTGCCGGGCATCAAGACCTCGACCACCGCCACCGGTGGCACCAACCCGCAGAGCTTCATCCTCGGGCAATATGCGACGGCAGGATTTGCGCTTGCCCCGGCGATGAGCCACGGCACGAGCGGCAAGACGCCGAACGCTTATCTCACCTATGTCATCGATCTGGGCGATGTGCCTGGGCAGGCGCTGACTGGTCTGATCATCGACGACGACTATGTCGAGATTGGCCCCGATGTGGTCAGCGAAGGCGGAACCACGCTCTTTTTTGGTCTGCCTGACTGGCCAGCTTGGCCGGACTGGCCCGATCCGCTAGGCCTCTTCCCGCGCACCAGCGAGACCACCTACGGCCGCCCGGTACTGGGCAAATACCAAGGCTACGCCTGGGTCACCTTTTACGATGGCACCCAGACCGCGGCCGATCCGATGCTGCTGGCCAAATATGGCGAGGCCGCCGATCGGCCCTGGCAGGCCGACATGGTCGGCACCGGGCTTTGCTACGCGGTCCTGACCTTCCGCTACAACCGCGAGCTCTTCAACGGGCTGCCGCGCGTGCGTTTCGTGCTGGCCGGGATCCCGCTCTATGATCCGCGCGCCGACGATACCGAGGGCGGCAGCGGTGCGCAGCGCTGGTCGGACCCCGCCAGCTGGAGCCCAAGCGCCAACCCGGTCGTGCAGATCTACAACATACTGCGCGGCATCCGGCTGCCGGACGGCTCGATCTGGGGCGGCGAGAGCACGGCGGACGATCTGCCCCTCGACACCTGGTTTGCCGCGATGAACGAGTGCGATGTCGAGATCGCGCTCGCCGAGGGCGGCACCGAGCCACAGTACCGCGCGGGCTTCGAGGTGACCGTCGATGAAGAGCCTGCAAGTGTCATTGAAGAGCTGTTGAAAGGCTGTTCAGGCCAGATGGCCGAGGTCGGCGGTATCTGGAAAATCCGCGTCGGCGGGCCTGGGCTACCGGTCTATCTGTTCTCGGACGACGACGTGATCGTGACCGCCGCGCAGGGGTTCGAGCCGTTCCCCGGCCTCGATCGCACCTGGAACGGCATCCAGGCGAGCTACCCCGAACCCTCGAGCCTTTGGGAAAGCAAGGACGCGCCACCGCGCTTCAACGCCGATTACGAGGCTCTCGACCAGGGCCGCCGCCTAGTGGCGGACTTGAGCCTGCCTGCGGTGCCATACGCGGGACAGGTGCAGCGGCTGATGCGCGCCTACATCGAGGAGGAGCGCCGGTTCCGGCGCCACGGCCTGACGCTGCCGCCCGACGCCGCGATCCTTGAGCCGCTCGATGCGGTGGTCTGGACCAGCGAAGCGAACGGCTATGAGGCGAAGGTGTTCGAAGTCGCCGAATGCGTCGATGACCTTGGCACCGTGCTGCAGCAGGTTTCTTTGCGCGAACGCGACCCGGCCGACTACGACTGGACCCCCGCGGACGAGCTGCCTTGGGAACCGGCTGCAACCGGCCTCACTCCGCCGCCCGCGCCGATTCTGCCGGGGGTCACGCTTTCCACCGAGGTGCGGATCCGCAACCAGCAGCCGGTGGGCGTGCTGATCATCGACGTCGCCTGGGAGGGCGGGTTCATCAACAGCGCCGAGGTGCAGTACCGCCCCACCGGCGATGCGGTCTGGCGCGATGTCGGGGCGAGCGGCGCCGGGCGCTTCGAGGTCTCTGGCATCGAAGCGGCAGACTACGACGTGCGGGTGCGCGCGGTCAGCGTGCTCGGCACCAATTCCGACTGGCTCGAGTTGCTGGCCTACCCGGTGGCGCTGCCCGGCCTGCCGCCTGCCGATGTCACTGGCTTCGACATCGCCATTACCGGCGCGGTCGCACATCTGCGTTGGGATCCTGTACCCGACGAGGATCTTTCACACTACGTCATCCGCTGGTCGCCTGCGACCTCGGGGGCCAGCTATTCGAACGCTGTCACCCTGGTCCCCAAAGTGCCGCGGCCCGGCACCAGTGCGACCGTCGCGGCACGCACCGGCACATACCTCATCCGCGCGGTGGACAAGCTTGGCAACGAAAGCCTGAACCCCACCGCGATCGTCACCACCATCGCAGGCGTCGAGGGGTTGAACGCGGTCGAGACGGTGATCGAGGAACCGGGGTTCAGCGGTGCCGAGGTCCGCTTCAGCGAAGTGCCGGGGCTCTTTGCCAGCGCCCCCGGCATTTTCAGCACCGCTGGGGGCACCGTGAAGCAGACCGTCAAGAGCGGTCTCGGGCTGGTGCTGACCGATTACTCCGCGCCGGGTAGCGGCATCTACGATTTCCGCGGAGCGGTCGACCTCGGCGCGCGCTACACTTCGCGGCTGACCGCGCGGATTGCGGTGTCGCGGCAGGACGACACCGCGGGGCTGTTCGCGTCCGCCCCCGGCCTATTCTCGGCGCGGCAAGGTCTGTTCACCGGCGATGCCAATGCCGCCGACATCGACGTCGCAATAGAGGTTGCGACCTCTGATGACATGGCGGCCTGGAGCGCCTGGCGCGCGCTCAGCGTGGGCGATTTCACGGCGCGCGGGTTTCGCTTTCGGGCCGTGCTTTCGACCGCCAGCGCCAATGTCACGCCATATGTGACCGCGCTGTCGGTCGAAGTTGACATGCCCGACCGCACAATTGCCGAAGCCGACCTGGCAGCGGGGACGGGCGGCATGGTGGTCAGCTTCACTCCAGCATTTCGCGGCCTTTCGGGGCTTGGCGTCTCGGCGCAGGGCATGGCCAGCGGCGACTATTACGAGATCACCGGCAAAAGCGCGGCCGGGTTCACCATCCAGTTCAGAAACGCGGCGGGGGACGGCGTGGCGCGCAGTTTCGACTATGTCGCCCGCGGCTATGGAGTATCAGC